CCAGCATCAACCATCTTCAGTACAAGGTGTTTGGTGGTCTCGGCAGGCAGCTCTCGCAGCCGATCGAGATATCGCTTCTTGTCGGGCGGGGCTAGGTCAGACGCGTTGATCTGCCTCGCAATCAGCTGCTTGATGGAGTCTTCGTGGAGCCGAATGGTAAGCACGCCAAGGATGGCGCCAAGGCCACCATCGTCAGCGAGAAAGTCCAGCCCCTTGGCCGTGATCTTGGCCGTCAGGAGTGGATTCCCCATATCCAGGCTCCCCATGAACGTCGCAACGACAAGCTCGTGTTCGCCTAGGTAGGCGATGTTCACCTCTAGTTCGGAGCCGGGCGCATGCTGACGAAGGAAGTCCGCATAGACCGGCTCGGGGTAAGAGGCGGCAAGTGCTTCCAATAGCGTCCGTTGCAGGTCGCGGTTGAGCTTATCCATAAGTCTGTCCGTGGTGGGCTGGCTGGGTCGTGCCTGCCAGCTTACTCCTTGGCGGCCTTGCGTCTTTCAACATCTGTTGGTGCTGGTATGAAATCGGTAGGTGCAGTGGTGCCGTGCACATCCAAGCGGGCTTTGGTCACCTGCAATCTGAGAAGCTCATCGTGAAGCGGCTGCTCCTTGATCCAGCGGTAGAAGCCGAATCCGAAGAGAGCGAGGCCCATACCGCCAGGGAGGGCGAGGACCTTCAGGTAAAAGCCCCTGTCCGACGCGGCGATCTCAGCGCGACGATCATGGATGGCCTGCATGGCCATGTCTTCCTCCTGAAGCGCTTTGGTGATCTGTTTGGAGTCAGCTTTGCGCGCAGCGAGATATACTGTCAGCCGGTACTTGGCTTCAGCAATGGCCAGCAGCTCGTCGTTCGTTGACTTGTGCACATACACCGTCGAGACCACGGTGGTAACAAGCAACATGAACCCGAAAAGGGTCATGAATTTGTAGATGCTATCGGTGGGAATCGGGACGTTCGGCTGCATCCTTGCCGCTCCTGGTTACTTGGCCTTCTTGGGCTTGCTGTTGGCACGCTCGGTGAGGTCTTGGGGCGGGGTGTAGTGGGCGGTCGCCTTGTCGGATAGCACGATGCCACTTTGGGATTTGAGCAGGACATCTGCTTCTTTGAACATGTCTATCAGCCGCTGCTGCTCATCGGCGTAGTGCCGTTCAGCTTGGGCTTTGGCTTGTACGATGGCAACAAGTTCTTCTGGAGTTTCTGGAGTGAACTTTTCACCTTTCCCCAATGCACCTCTGATGGATGAGACGACCTCACGGAGATTGGCGGCAATCTTCTCGTTCATGAGTGCTGAGAGTCGCTCTTGGAGCATTTCTTTCAGAAGGCGGTCTTCAATCGGCTGGGGGAAGGTGCGCTCCAAGCGGCCGATGATCTCAGCGTTCATCGACTTGGAGGTCCGCGCGGCCTCCTCGGTCAACTTGGCGTGGAGGTCATCAGGGATGCGCAGGGTGATCCGGGTGTAGCCGTCGTCGCTCATAACTTTGGTTGTAGTAAAGCACTCGGCCGGCATTCCACCATTTTCGTGTCGGAAAGTCTTGACACCGTTTCGGTGTCATGCGTCAATGTGAGTGACACGGAAATGGTGTCACGTTGGCGCGGACAGCTATCAACTCGACTATCTCCGTTGACTGCGTTCGCCGCTATTTGATAGTGCGCGCACCAGGCCGCCGGCTTGGGCAAAAACCGAGGATTTCCGATGAAAGATGAGATCGTCCCCCTCGTTCTGAGGGTTCCCGAGTCGCTGCGTGACTGGCTTCGCAAGAAGGCCGAGGCCGACACCCGCAGCATGAACTTCCTCACCAATCGCCTGCTTCGCGAGGCGATGGAGGCAGACCAGGAGAAGGCCGCATGAACGAGATGATCCTGTCGCCCGGCGAGGCTGCCATCACCAGCCGGGAGATTGCCGAGCTGGTGGAGAAGCGCCACGACAACGTGAAGCGCACCATCGAGACCCTTGTAGAGCAGAGGGTAATTGCTTCTCCTCAAATTGAGGAAAAGCCCACCGCAGGTCGACCAGCAGCCGAATTCGTGTTCTCGGGCGAGCAGGGCAAGCGGGACAGCATCATCGTGGTGGCCCAGCTCTCGCCGGAGTTCACGGCTCGGCTGGTGGACCGCTGGCAGGAGCTGGAGGCCAGGGTCGCCAAGTTCGACCCGGTGGCGGTGCTGGCCGACCCGGCAGCGATGCGTGGGCTGCTGCTGACCTACACCGAAAAGGTGCTGGCGCTGGAGCAGGTGGTGCAGGTCCAGGCGCCGAAGGTCGAGGCCCATGACCGGATCGCGGCGGCGGAAGGCTCGCTCTGTATGCGAGACGCGGCGAAGGTACTCCAGATGCGCCCCATCGACCTGCGGAACTGGCTCATCGTGAATCGCTGGATTTACGGCCGGCCGGGCCATAGCGGCTGGCTGGCATACCAAGATCGCATCCAGCAGGGTGTGATGTGCCACAAGGTCACGACGGTGCAGCGCGAGGATGGCACCGAAAAGGTGGTCGAGCAGCCCCGGATTACCCCGAAGGGCTTGACCCGGATCGGCAACGAGCTGGCGAAAACGCCGGTTGCAGCATGAAGAAGCGGCCGAACCGGGAGCGACAACTCCCGGCCCGGCCTACCACAACCGTCTAATGGGAGACGATCATGGCAACGGCAAGTGTAAAGCAGCGGGTGATGGCGGGCGACGAGGTGGTGGCAGAGGTCGACGGCGACGTAGTGACCCTCCACCTGGGCGAGAGGCCACGCCTTTTCACGGAGAGCGAGAACCCGCGGCTCGCCCCATACGAGAACCAAAGCGTTCAGTACATCCGCGAGGCGATCGAAGGAGCCGATGCGGTGGCGGATTTACTGATGACGGACGCCATCCATGCCGCGCAGGTGGAGAGCGAGGATGGATATGCCTATCAGCCGCTGCCCAGCTTGGCGGCCGAAGGGCTGCACATCGCGCTGCGGTCGCTGCTCCGCGATGCTCGGGGGAGGCTGGAGCGCCTGGCCAGTAAGTGATCCAGCGGCCCGAAGCCCCAAACGAAGAACCCGCCTCTCGGCGGGTTTCTTATCTAAGGATGATACTGCGGCTGGTCTTTAGCTGTGATAGAAGGCCCCCAGCGGCAGCATGTCGCTGCCGGTACAGGGGGCAAGGATGAAGGTGTTTCCAGCAGTTGTGCTAGGCGTATGTGCGTTGGTATCAGGCTGCGGGGTTTACAAGATCACAAGGCAAGATGCGAAGGAAGCAGGCACTGAGACTACCCTTGGGGGCGTGCCATTTCTTACTCGAGTCCCTGCGACTTATCAGGTAACGAAGCTGGTCCAGACCCGTTGGAAGGTCCAGTACGTGATGAAAGTTGGTGGGGAGGAATACCGCGCGCCTGCGGCTCCATTCGACATGCTGCTTAGCGAAGATGGGACGGCTGCACTGTTAAAGATCAACCGTGATCTTGATAGCAAGGGGGCGCAATTAACCCCTAAGTCGTTCCATGAGGCGGTTGAAAAGCTTGTCAATGAGAACGCGCAAGCTTGGCACACGTGCGGGGTATCGAAAGCTTATGACAGGGTTTGTGCAGATGGCGCGGATGCTAACTCAACACTCATTTCAAATGCGCTGGTAATAAAGACGGAAATTTCCAGCCAGCAGCACTACATCAATGTGCGGCGGCCTTGGGTAGGAAAGGCCTCGGCCTCAGTAGAGCTTGCGTCTGATGGCACGCTGACCAAGTCCACGGGTGAAATAGAGAGCAAGACGGTCGAAACAATAGCGGGCATCATCCCGTTCGCTGACTACGCAAAAAAAGTGCTGAAGCTCGGGGATTATGCAGTTGGATTGGGTAATGCAAGCAATGCGTACTCGTTGTTCTCAGAGGGTACGGCCCCATTGGCGAGTAGGAAGATTTCTATCTCATACGAGATGACGCCGGAGCCTTGGCTGTACGTTCTTCAGAAGAAAGGCAAAACACTTGAGGGCTCGCTGTCTTACAGCCCTACTGGGCAGGTGGAACTAGTGGAGGCGAGCAAGGTAGCCGCGGCCCCTGCCAAGAAGGATGAAGAAGCCCCCAAGGGGTGGAGCATCAGCGGAACCGTGACGCCACCAGCGGCCAAAGGGAAGTAACAGAGACTAAGAAGCCCCGCACTCGCGGGGCTTTTCATTTCCCCGTTGAAGCCTTGCCAAGCCCTGCCAGCATGTCCGAAACGGAACGGGGCAGGGCATGAAAGATCAGGCGGCGGAAGCAACTATTGCGGCGGTGGCGCAGAAGGTCGCCTATGGCGGCAGCGGCGTTGCGTTCTTCGGCGGGCTGACGGCGAACGAAATTGCTGCGTTCGGCGGCCTCTTCATCGCCTTCCTGGGCCTGCTGGTGCAGGTCTACTTCAAGGTCCTGGACAACCGCCGGAAGAGTGAGCTGCACAAGCTGATGCTCTCCGGCCGCCGGTTCGATCCGGTGCAGGGGGACTCCGATGACTGACGCCAAGACCAAGGCGGTTGGCGGAGGCGTCGCCGCGGTGGCGCTTGCGGGTGTCTTGGCCCTGGCTGCGCCGCTGATCCAGAAGTGGGAGGGCGTCCGCTACGAGCCCTACCGTGACAGCGTCGGGGTGCTGACGGTCTGCTACGGGCACACCAAGACCGTGCAGGCCGGCAAGCGATATACCCGTGCCGAGTGCGACGCGCTGCTGGCCCAGGACATGGCTGAGGCGAACGGGTACGTCCGCCGGTGCATGGGCGTGCCGATGCTGCGGCATGTCGAGGCGGCCCTGACGAGTGCGGCCTTCAACCTGGGCCCGAAGGTCGTCTGCGGCTCGACCCTTCAGCGCAAGGCCCAGGCCAACGACTGGCCGGGGGCGTGTGCGGAGCTTGACCGATGGAACAAGGCCGGCGGCCGCGAGCTCCGTGGGCTGACCCTGCGGCGGGGCGATGAGCGTGCGATGTGCGAGGGGCCGCAGTGAACCGGGTCTACGCCGCTGCCGCCGCCCTGCTCGTCGGGCTGTCCTTCTGGGCGGGCTGGGAATGGCGCGACCGCTCCGCCGACCTGGCCCAGAGCCGGCAGGCCACCAAGCAGGCCAAGGCCGAGACCAAGGCCGTCGAAACCGCTCGTAGCGCCGAGCACCAGCAGGCCGACACCCTGGCCACCATCGGAGAGACCCATGAGCAAGCCCGCGCTGCGGCCCCGGCCGTCGCTGATGCTGTTGTTGCTGACCTGCGTGCTGGCAATCTCCGGCTGCGCGACGGCTGGGCGAGCTGCGAAACCCAGCGTATGTCCGACGCCAGTGCCGCCGCCCGCGAACGTGATGCGGCCGCCCAGCGCCGAGCGGAATTTGCGGGGGCTGTTGTTCGAGCCGGCCGAGACGCCGACGACCAGCTCGCGGCCTGCCAAGCCGTAATCCGGGCCTACGTGGCGCAGTGATGGCCGGGACGAAGATCAAGCTGAAGGACCAGCTCGGGCGCGTTGTCCGGGTCGGCGGCGATGGAACCAACGGGGCAACCATCGGCAAGGATCTGCGCTGGCCGGACGGCTCGCTGGTGCAGGAGTCGCAAGTCCGCAACTCCGGCGGCCAGGCCGGCGGGAGCTCGGGCAGCAGTACCGGTGGCTCCACGGGCGGCATCGCGTCGACCGTCTGGCGG